TTACGTTATCTTCAACAAAATATAAAACAACAGGCTCACCCATAAATTTCGCAAACGATAGAGGAACATTTATTAATTTAGGTTCTCTTAATACTGGTGGTGAATTATTAGATGGTACAACCGAATACCAACTTACGTTCAAATTAAAACAGCAATTGGATAACTCTTTGGGTTTGGTTTCTATTGCTGGAAACGAAGCAGTAAATAAAGATGGTAAAACTATTAAAATAAGAATACAATAATGAGATACCTTTTAACAATATTATTTTTAATTTCAATATGGGGATGTAGAAAATTAGATGTAGTCCCAACCCCACCACCTGCTCCATCTGATATATTCTCTGTTAAAGAAACATCTATCGGAAATGGTGAACAAATCAAGTTCAATCTAAAAACCGAAGGGGTTTATACACTTACTTTATTTGATTCAGTTGGTCAGCAAGTTGTGACCCGAGAAAGAATAAATGGAAAAATTGGAATAAATAATTTAAAACTTTACACTAAATCACTACCTATTAAATATTTATATCTGACCTTAGAGGACCAGAATAGTGTTGAAGTAGGTAAAACGTTACTGATAATTAATTAAAAACAAACAAAAAATGAAAAAATTATTATTAGTATTGTTTGGAGCACTATTAATTGTTGGCTGTAGAAAATTAGATATTTATCCACAACCACCAATTGTAAATCCAAATGAGGAACTAAAAATGGCAGCGGCTTCTGGTTTGAAACTACAATCAGTATTCGTAACTTCAGAAGTGGCTATTAACGTAAAGTTAGAAGCCGGACAAAACGTAACAATTAAAATCTTTGATATTGCAAATAGAGTAGTATCCAAAGAAACAATGTACGCAAACACCGGTGATAATATATTAAAGGTTTATACTAACGCATTTCCAGCATCTGCATATAGAATAGCTCTATACGATGCAGCGGGTAAAATGTTAGGTATTACCGATTTCAATAAGTTATAAAATTTGTAACAATAAAATAAAAACAAAATGTCAGAAGAAGTAGAAAGCACAAATGACGGTACTTGGTCTGGTTTGAAGAAAACAATAATTGGTGTTGCAACAACAGCAGTTATGGGATTGGGTACTTGGGGTGTAACAAAAATTACAGGCGGTGGAGATGAAGCAGCTCCTGCAGCAGCACCAGCACCAGTAATTAACATCAACAACACCAACCAACAATCACAATCAGCAGGTGGTGGTAAAACTGTAATTGTAAAAGAAAAAGAAACAGTTAAAGAAGCAGCACCAAAACCTAAGAAGAAAGAAGGTGATGAATTCAAAGAGAAACCAGCTGAGTGGTAATATATGGAATATAAGATAGGGGTTACATTATTTTTTATAGCCTTCTTATTATGGGCTATGAATCATGCAAATAACGAAAGAATACGAAAAGAAAATGAGTAACAATCAACAACCGCCAAGCGGATTTAAGGACCTTCTTAACTCAATGATGAAAAGAAGATGGTGGATTACCGCATTAGTATTAGGTGGGTTTATGTTTATAATGGCTGGAATGTTCTTTGCCATATTTAACAAATCCGCAATTGAAGGCGAATGGAAAGAACTTCTTTTATTGTTATTAGGTGCTTTCATTGGTAGTTATGGTAAAATCATAGATTACTGGTTTAGTGATACCGATAAGGATAAGATGCTAGTTCAGAAAATGGATGAGGAAGATGGAACTTCTCTTTCAAACACAAATGATATGAAGGAAAGTAACAAACCTACAACTCCACTTATTCCAGATGCGTTTGTCCAAGCTGCAAAAAACGCACATGAAATCAATCTTATAGAAGCTAACAAACCAAAAGAAGAAAAAGTTGAATCGCAAATCACAGATGCTGTAACCGCTCCAACTCCAAAAGCAGGTAGAACTGGTGTTGAAGTTGATGAAGATGGTGATGGTGTAATGGATGGTATTGACTTTGATGGTGATGGTAAAATTGATGTTTATTTTGCACATAGACAGTGTGAGCACATTTGGGGTGATAAAGATGGTGATGGTGATGAAGAATGTTTGAAGTGTGGAAAGATTAAAGATGAAGATGCTGAACAAGCAGGGTAATATAAATCAGTTACGCATAGGTTACATTAATAAACTAAATAAGTAAACTATGGGATGGTTAAAAGAACTATTCAGCGATGACAATCACATCAATGAAAAATCAGTAGTAGGTTTCGGTGCATTCATAATGATGGTTATTACTCTTTCAGTTGATATTATCACTGGTGTAATGGGTAAAGAAATGCCAATCCACGAATTTGTATTTGATGGATTTATGGTAATCACATTGGGAGCATTCGGTATCGCTTCAGTTGATAAATTCATCAACACTAAGAAGGGAAAGAAAGTTGAAGAAGAAGAATTAGGATAATATAAAGGGAGAACATAGTTTCTCCCTTTTTTATATTTATAGTAAATAAAATGTTATGGCACTACCTTGTCCCGCTTGCAAACAACCTTTGGGATTAACTTTAGAATTTATATTCAAACATCCAGTTTCAGCCTGTCCACATTGTGAGACCGTTTTGGATTTTACGGTAAACGATGAAATAAAGGAAAAATATAAAGAAGCACTTGTTGAAATAGAAAAAATTAAAAAAGAGTACCAAGGAGTAGTAAAATTTGGATAATTAGGTTGTTTTATACTTTTTGGGATATTTATCTTCAAACAAGTTACAAAAATTAATTATAAAAACTTAAATTTATGGCAGGTATCGCAGACCAATTCGCAGGTCTTCCTATTGAAGATTTGATTGTTTCACCTATTGTTGGTATGGCAAAAGGTCAAGCAAAATTAAACGAAGTAACTTGGAAATACATTTCTGAAGTAGCATTCGTAACGGATGAGAAAACTAAAAAAACTAAAGCACGTGCTTTAGATGTTGAAATGAACAGAGTTGTAACCGATGGTGCAACAGGTGAACAAAAACTACAAAAAATTTATAGTAAAGTTCCTATGTTACCATTAGTACCACTTCCTTCATTAGCAATTACTTCAGCAGATATTGAATTTGCTATGGAAGTAAAAACTTCAGAGACAGAAAAAAGTGATGTAAAAACTGAAAGCAGTGTTGAAGTATCAGCTGGTGGTAGATTTTGGGGTATGAGCTGGAATGCAAAAATTTCTGGTAAAGTAGCTACAAACAAAGAGAACACTAGAAGTACTGACAACTCAGCAAAATACAATGTAAAAGTACATGCTGAACAATTACCAGCAACTGAAGGTATGTTGAAATTATCAGATTACCTAACTCAAATGTTAGAACCATCTTTAATTCCACTTACTGAAGACCCAGCAACTGGCGGTGGTAAGAAGTAATAGATAAATTAAAATAAAGGTTATATTATGGCAAGATTAAATGTAGAGGAACTTGTTGGCGGTCTCTTAGAGGCCGCCATGGTTTCTCAAGGTATAAGTGAAAGACAGCATATTAATGCTATCCGAAACTATTTCAATGAAGATGGTACACCCAAAACCACTACCTTTAATATAGGTGGTAAGGATTTGGTTGTACCTCTTTATATTTTGGCGGACCATTCATCTATTGGATTGGATGAGCTAGATATTGAGTTTACTTGTAGACTTATATTTGGTGATGAAGATAAAGAAGTATCCAGTCTTAAAAAATCTCTATTGGGGTTATTTAAGAAAAAAGGATACGAACACAATATCAAAGGTATTGAAGTTGATTCTGGATTCAATCCAAACGAAAATGGTATGGCTAAAATAAAGGTTAAGTTTAAGGCCGATGAAAAGCCTGAAGCTGTGAGTAGATTGATTGATGAATATATCAAAAATCTTGAAGACCCAAATGTAAAGTAAATAAATTAAGGGAGAACATCGTTTCTCCCTTTTTTTATATTTATAAGAAATTATCTATGTATGAAAAAATTATTCGTATTATTAAGTATATTGTTGATTACGAGTGGTGTGGATGTCCTACATGCTCAAACAATAGGAAAAACAAAAACTGAAGATTTCAAAGCAGATTTTGAAAAGAAAAAAGATATATCTGCATATTTGGATTATGAAGGTCCAAAGAAAAATATCCAAATTCTTAAATGTGGTATTGGTGAGGAAGTATATGAAATGTATCCTGAATTAAAAGAAAAGAGAGTAGGTTTGGGTGTTGCAAATATCGTATTAGAATATTTGGATAACCTTAATAGATTTGAATTTACCGAAGATAAGACTGAGATTAAGAATAGAATGGTGCAACAATTCAAAGCATCAAACGCTGGTATTTCCGAAAACAAAATTGAAGGTAGAGGAAAGATTAAATTGGCACATTACTTCGTAGAAATTGAAGTATATGATTATTCAGTATCAGAAGATGAAACTATCAACTTAAAAGATGGTATCAAAGATAATTTAGTAACTCGTTTAGGTTTACAGGTTAGATTTACAAATGCTGAGAATGGTTCAATCATCGCAGCATCTGGTTTAGGTGAAGCTAAAACAAATAGAGAACTTACTTTACTTTCTGATGCAACTGTAGACCCAATAAAATTCAACCAATCTACAATTAGTATATCAACTAAAAAAGCATTAGATATAGCTTGTGCAAACATTTTGGACAAGATGATTAAGAAAGGTGTATTTGAAAAATAATGATTAGCTTAAAAACTATATTATCAGAATCAACCAAAACCGAATATATTGTTTGGGGTATTCCTCCTGGTAAAAGAGATGAGGAAATTCTATACACAAAAGCTAAATCAAGTGGTGAAGCTAAAAAAGTAATAGATATATTAACACAAAAGTATGGATGTAAAAAATGTAGAGTTCAGGTCTTAAATTTATCACAAGATACGGATTTTTCGCAAGAATTTGGAAACACTGTAAAACGTTAATTATGGCACAGGCAAAAAAGAAACCAGTTCCTATGAGAAGTAGAAGAAGTGGTTTGAAAAAAATGAAGTTGATTAAACAAAATTTAGAAGTATTAAAAAGATTAGAAAGTGATAAAACTAAATAAATTAATTCCAATTTCGGATAACTTTACCACTGCGGTAGTTCTTACAAAAGAAGAATTTAACGAAGTAGAAGTAGGACAAGGACACGAAAACGATAGAGATATGGTTGTTGGTGTTGCTGAAATTCTTCGTATGGTAGATGATATGAACAATAGAAAAGAGATTGCAGATGCTATGTTAAGAAAGTTCAAAGCAGAAGATGTAATACATAATGCAAAGGAGTTCTTAACATTATGTGGAATTTCTTCATAATTTCTTAATATTAAAATAACCGATTTAGAGAAACGCTTTTATAGTTATTGAGGAACTAACCTAAAATAACTTTATGAGAGCGTTTCTTTTATTTCTGTTACTACCCTTCACAACATTTTCGCAAGACACATTATTTTCCAAACAGTTATCAGAAGTGACTGTAAAATCTGCCGGTCAAAGGGTAACCGAAGCAGCCATTGTAAGAAGTATTCGTAATTCAAATGTAGTATCCGATGGATTATCAGTTGAGTTTATTAAAAAAACACCTGATAGAACTGTTGGTGATGCACTTAAAAGAGTAAGTGGTGTTACAATACAAAACGATAAATTTGTATTAGTAAGAGGATTAGCAGACCGTTATAATTCTGCTATGTTAAACAAAACACTATTACCATCAACTGAACCTGATAGAAGAGCATTTTCATTTGATATAATTCCTACATCATTAATTGATAATATAATCATCGCTAAATCAGCTTCAGCAAATCTACCTGGTGATTGGAGTGGTGGATTGGTGCAAGTTTCTACAAAAGAAGTTTCCAACAATTTTTTCAATATCTCATTGGGAAGTGGTTGGGGTTCGGTTTCATCTCTTAAAGATTTTAAGTTAGTTCAAGCTACTGAATTTCCTTCCAACTTCCCATCAACTTATAGATTTCGTATAAGTCCAAGCGGTGAAAGGAGAGCATTTACAAAGTTAATTAGTTCACAATCAACGGAAGGATTTACATCACCACTTAATACAAATGGAGCACTTTCATTTGGGTATAAGAAGGGTAAGTTTAATGCCTTACTTAGCTCTACAATACGAAACTCATTTAATCTAAATTATATTGAAAGAACTGATTATCAATCTTCAACCGAATTAGCATACGATTATAAAGATACACTTTACTCAAAAAGATTTCAAGCAAATGGATTACTTAACTTAACTTATTTGGGTGAAAACCGATATAGTTGGAAAACATTAGTAAGTTACCAAACCGATGATTCTTATATGAATAGAGTTGGTGAGAACTATGATAATGTTCAAAATGTATTAAGTAATTCTTCTAATCATATCCGCAATTTTGTTCTTAATTCACAATTAGATGGTAAGATTAAGACATGGGATTTTAATGTAGGATATAATTTTATTTTTAGAGAACAACCTGATTATAGAGTTAATCCAATTACAAAATCATTAGGTATCAATGAACCATATGCAACCGCATGGAGAGATACATATCGTTTCTGGTCAATTATGGATGAGAATGGAATGAATGGTAACATTAACAAAGATTTTGGTAAGATAAAAGTTGGTGGGGGTTATCTAAAAAAGATTAGAGGATTTAAGGCAAGAGTTTTTAGATATACTGCATCTGATATGTTGGATGAAATAACAAACAACACCGATAAATACACCGCAAATTTTGATTTAGGAAATGCCTATATGATGTATGATGGTGAGTGGGGTAAGTGGAAATTAAATAGTGGATTTAGAACCGAATACAATATATTTACAGTAAACACATCCGATTTTAGTGGAGCAAAGGTAAATGTAGATAGAGAGTATTTGGACCTTTTACCTTCTGTAAACCTTTCATATAACGAAGAAAAAAGTAAGTATAGATTTTCAGTAAGTAAAACATTAGCAAGACCTGAGTTTAGAGAAGTAGCTAATTTTGCTTATTATGATTTTGTAAGAAACGCACAATTATTAGGAAACGCTAATCTTAAAAAATCGGATATCTATAACGTTGACCTAAAATGGGAATATTACTTATCAAATAATGAAAGTGTATTCATTTCAGCATTTGGTAAAAACTTTGTAAATCCAATTGAACAAATAGTAGCAGATGGGTCAGTTCCTTCCAATCTTCTTTTAACTTACACAAATCCAAAGCAAGCAACAATATATGGTTTAGAATTGGAAATAAGAAAAAAAATAAATGGTTGGTTTGATTTCTATACAAACACTTCAGTAATGAATTCAGAGGTAAATGCAAATGGAATTAAAAGACAATTGCAAGGACAATCCAATTATGTTATCAATTCGGGTATAAACTTAAAAAAGAAAAACAACACACTTAACATATCATACAATAGGGTTGGTGATAGAATATCTGCAGTTGGTTTTCAAGGATATGCAAATATTTTTGAGAACGCGAGAGATGTAGTTGATGTGGTGTTTCTACATAAACTAAAAAAAGGAGAAATTAAATTGGCGGTAGCAGATATATTTGCACAACCATCGGTTTATTATCAAAAGTTACAAACAAAACGAAATCTAATTAAAACAAACAACGAACAAACGATTTCATTAACATTAAATTTAACACTATGAGAAAATTATTAGGGCTTATTTTAATCTTAGGATTATTCAGTTGTAAAAAAGAATTAGGTGGTGGTGAACCGCCTGTAAATGTTCCTCTATCAACAACGTTAAGTGGAACATACAATGAAACTATAACACTAACCGCAGATAAAGTGTGGACATTAAAAGGATATGTTTATATTACAAATGGTTCACAATTAAGAATTCAACCTGGTACAAAGATTATATCTGATGTTGCCGAAAAAGGTGCATTGTGTATTGAAAGAGGTGCACAAATAATCGCAGAAGGAACTGCACAAAAACCAATTGTATTTACTTCAGGAAAACCCGATGGTGAAAAAGCACCTGGTGATTGGGGTGGTATTGTTATATTAGGTATGGCATCTACCAATAGAGCAACTACACCAACTATTGAAGGTGGTATTGGTAGACCATATGGTGGAACTTTGGATAATGATAATAGTGGTGTTCTAAAATATGTAAGGATTGAATATGCTGGAATAGCAGCAATGCCAAACTCTGAAATCAACGCACTAACATTAGGTGGTGTTGGTAGTGGAACAATCATTGAAAATGTTCAGACTATTTACGCTAACGATGATGCATTTGAATTCTTTGGTGGAACTGTAAATGCTAAAAACTTATATGCATTCGCAACTGCAGATGATGATTTTGATTTTGATTTTGGATATAGAGGAACGATTGAAAATGGTATATCAAAGAGAGACCCACAATTCGTAGATAATGGTGATGCTGGAAATGGTGTAGAATGTGATAATGATGGTACTGGTTCAACTGCAACTCCATTTACACATCCAAAATTATTTAATATGATTTTAGTTGGACCATTTGATGGAACTTCGTTAGCAAACCACAATTTAGGTTTAAGATGGAGACGTGCAACTCAATTCACAATGAAAAATTCAAAAATATTAGGTTATCAGAAAGGTGGATTTTCAATTGAGAGTAACGAAACCGCACAGGCATATAAAGATGGGGTTTCTTTATTTGAAAACAATGAGATTCAGGCATATGACCCATTGTTAAACTTTAGGTCTACATCTACCCTATTTACTGCAGCAGATATGAAAATAAAAGCTGTATCACAGGGTAATAGAGAAGTATCTTATACAAAAGCTGAAATGGAAACACTATCTAAACCAATATGGATAAATGGATGGACTAGATTTCCATCAAAAGGTAATTAAAATGAAAAGGGAGTACTAAACTCCCTTTTTTTATATTTATAAGTACAAAAAGGAGGACCTATGAAAAAACTATTATTCTTAATAATGTTACTACCATTAGTTGCATTATCTCAAGTCTCCTCTTGGAGAACTAATCCACCACAACCTAGAGTATCAACTCCATCTGTTCAAGGACAGAGAAGTGACATGAGTATGTGGAGAAATCAATCACCTAGAGAGTTTAATAGACCACAAACAAAGCCTGGCTCAAACATCATCATCAACAACAATCCTTGGGGTTGGAATAATTGGGGATGGGGTTGGAATAGGTGGGATTTATGGGGAGCACCTGCATTTGGTTGGAACTTCTATACTCCTATGTGGTATTGGAACGATTGGGGTTATAGACAACCTGCAAGAGTTTATGTTTACGATAATGGTAAAAGAGATACCGTAAGAGGAAAGAAACCTATTATAAATTTTGGTTTACATAAAACTACAAATGAACAAATAGGTGGTTATTTTGCAGTTGGTAACAAAGGATATTTTATAATGGATTTTGTTTCTACATATGCGGCAGATAATTCAACATTCTTTCCATATGGTAGAATTACTCAAATAGATTTCCCACTAATTTCAGATTTAAAAAAAGAAAAAACTATTTATTTGGGTGGTGGTATCAGATATAAAAGAACTGGTTTCCACACAATGTTAGGGTTTGGTAATGAAATTGTTAGATGGAGAGGTAAAGATGCAATTGGTGAAATTACTTTTCCTAAATACAATTCAAATTTTGTTACAGCGAAGGTTGGTGTTATGCACGATATAAAAAACTTTACACTTAAAGTAGACACTGACCCGATTAGAAATTATGTCCAGTTTGGTTTGGGTCTTAATTTCTAATATGAAAAAATTTTTAAGTATTATTTTATTGGTATTTGGTTTGTCCCTTACACAAAATGTGAGTGGACAAACCTATACTCAATCCTATAAGGATAAGTGTACTGGTGAAATAAAGTATGTTACAACTACTATGTTAAATGGTAACTATGTAGTTTCTTTCTATAATCAAGTAAGAATATTTACGGCAATAGAAGTTCAGAGTGGTGTAACTCAAGCTTGGTTGACATCGGTTTATGCAGCATATTCAACTATGGGTTGTCCAACAAATCAGGTAGTACAACAAACTGTAAACCAAACTGTAAATCAGGCAACTTCACAAGCAGCATCCGCAGCGGCATCTGCTGCAAGTTCAGCAGCAAGTTCAGCAGCTTCTTCATCGGCAAGTTCTGCAGCAAGTAGTTCGGCAAGTGCAGCTGCAAGTTCTACGGCATCAACACCACCACCATCAAATAGTTCTTCATCAACACCGCCGGCAAGTAGTAGTTCATCCAGTAGTTCATCTTCATCAGGTTCAAGTAGTTCATCTTCAGGTTCATCATCTTCGGAAACAAAAACAGAAACAAAGAGTGAGGGTAGTTCTTCATCATCGGAACAAAAGAGTGAATCTAAATCAGAAACTAAATCTGAATCAAAAGAAGAATCAAAATCAGAAAGTAAATCGGAAGAAAAGAAAGAAGAATCAAAGTCAGAAGAAAAGAAAGAGGAAAAGAAGGAAGAATCTAAGGAAGAAAAGAAAGAGGAGAAGAAGGAAGAAAAGAAAAAAGAAGATAAAAAGAAAGATAGAAAGACTGGACCAAATCCAATGTTACTTTCATCGGATTTAGCAGGTACGGAAGATGCGGAAGGTAAATATGCAGCTATGATGAGTGTTGGTATTTCTAAATCATCCTTAATGGGTGATAAATCATATTCTGCTACCGCACTTATTTGGAGCACCTTAGACCAATTTGCACTAAGTGGTGGTATGACAAAAATGGACTTTGAAGATGGTAAACTAAATGGTATTCATTCATATTCAGTAACCGCAGCATATCTGAAAGGAACTCTAATGCAGATGGTGGGATATACTAATATTAAACCACATCCTAAATGGGGAACTTATGGATACAATGTTGGTGTAATTGCACTACAAATGAAAAAACCAACCGCTGGATACGATTTATCAGTAATGACATCGTTTGTAGCGTTTTGGACTAAACCATATCAGGTTAATCGTAAAACCACCCTTTCTCCACAGGTATTCTTTATGAACTCACCAATAAGCTGGAACACGGTAACCGGAAATAGTATGGTTACCAGAACGCCTGGCTTCATTGTGGGTAGTGGATACGATTTTAGATTGAGTAAAAGATTCGCATTATCGGCATCATATAAAGCAGTTATGACATTAGAACCTAAGTTTAACTTAATGAATAATTTCCAAATTGGTTCTAAAATGGTTTTCTAAATATTTATACACAAAAATAATACCTTATGAAAAAATATGTTAATTTTAAGAATATTGCCATCGTAGCGTTGGTAATTTGGATTTTATTGCAATGGTTTAACCCAGGTGGAGTTATGCCAGGTGGAAGAACTATCAGAATTGATGGTAAAAAATATGAAGTTATAAAGCACACAATAGATACTGTAGAAGTTGAAAAAATCAAAACAGTAACTAAAAAAGGAAAAGATATCGTACATGAAGTGATTGATGTAGATACTTTGGTACTTAAAGAAATGGTAAATGTAGATAGCGCAGCAATCCTTAAAGATTACTTAGCAAAAATTATTTACAAAGATACATTAGTTTTAGATGGTGGATTAGGAACAATCGCATTAACCGATACTATTACTAAGAATAGAATTTTAGGTAGAACTTGGGATGCTAAAGTAAAAGAAAGAATCATCAAAGAAGAACTTATTGTTAAAGAACCTGCAAAAGCACAACTATATTATGGTTTGAATGCTGGGTTTAACAAAACTGATTATGTATCTGCTGTTGGAGCCGGTTTAATCTTAAAAACCAAAAAAGATAAAATCTATAATTTCAATATTGGTGTAAACAATAGAACTACCGATGGAACTAATGGTTCATTCTCACCTTATGTTGGATTCGGTACATATTGGAAAATTAAAGTTAAAAAATAATGATAAGATTAACTCAACTCAACGAAGCATCAGAAGTTTTTATTGAAGAAATTCCTGTAGCTAAAGCAAAGCAAGTGATGGCTTTTGAAAAGGTAATTGGTGGAAAGCATGAAAGTATTTTACAAGGAATACATGGATATATTGCTTATATCAAAACACCAGGTGGACATGGTAATTATAGATTTGAAGCAGATGATTTGAAAAAACTATTATCGCTTAAAATCCGTTGGGTAGAAGGTGATAATGAATATGTATCAATAGGATTTTAATGATACTACTAAGAGATATATTAGGAGAGGACCTTCGTAAGTGGTTTGGTAAAGGTAAGACTGGTTCTACAACTGGTGGTGGTTGGGATAGATATAATGCACAGGGTAAGAAGGTTGGAAAGTGTGGTGATAGCAAAGAAGGTTCGGCATATGCAGCTTGTCTTTCAAAAGAAAAAGCAGCTAAGTTAGGACCTGATGGTAGAGCAGCATTTGTAAAAAGAAAGAGAGCAGCACAATCTAAAGCAGGTGATGCAAAGAAAGGTGGAGAAAAATCAAAAGGTCAAACACCAACATTCGTTAAGACAGGTGCATAATGATTTCACTAAAGGATATATTATCAGAAGTTGGGGAAGGCTCAGCAAAACCATTTTCATATAATAGAAAAGGTAATTTCAGTTCATTTTTCAAATCACTAAAAACGGCATCAACAATTGACAAATATACAAAGCAAAAAGATTTTGTGTATGAAGTAATTGGTGATAAGACTCGTTATTTGGTAAAATTTGCTTGTATTTTAAGAAAAAAGAATCCAATGATTTTGGTATTACCTGGTCAAAAAAGAAAAGACCCACCAAAAGAAAAATACGAAATGGAAGTTTCAATTGGATTTAATGTAAAGAGAGCAAGGGATGAATATGAAACCGGTTTTGGAGAAATGTATCGTTTAATGGCTACTGTAATTGAAACTATAAAAGATTTTTTGAAAGGTGTGGAAGATGATATTAAAATAGGTAGTATTCACATTTATCCAAAAGCAGATTTCAAAGGACTTGATAGTGATGTTGATTCAAAAAGAGGTAGAATATATTTATCTTATATTAAGAAGAATATAGGAAAACTACCAGGCAAATGGTCAGCATTTCAATACAATGATAGAATTGAAGTAAGAAATGGTGATTGGAGTGGTAATGATATAATAGCAAAAAGTTAAGATATGATTAAGTTAAAAGATATATTAGAGCATCATCATTATACTCCTAATGAAAGAATAGCAAAGTATAGAGAAAGAATTCAAAAGCTAAAAGATAAAATATCCAAAGCAGTTGATAAAGACTCAGATACAGTTAAATTACAAAAAAATAAAATTAAAGTTGTTACACAAACAATGAATAACTTTAAACAATCTCAGGCTATTAAGAAAACAAAACAACAAGAAGGACAAAATTCACCAGCATATAAAGGACCTGTTGGTTATGATGATTCTTGTGATTGTTATCCAAATGAGGTAAATGAAAAGTGGAGTCAGAAGTATAAAAAATCAATAGATTGTTCTCATCCAAAAGGATTCTCACAAAGAGCACATTGTCAGGGTAGAAAAAAGAATGAGTTGGTAGAGGAAGCAATGCAGTTATTTTTAGAAAAGAATTGTCCAACTGACCCGGCAAAATGGTCAGCATCAAAAGCAGCAGCAAAAAGAAAGTTTGATGTATATCCATCAGCTTACGCAAATGGATGGGCTGCAAAAAATTACAAATCTAAAGGTGGCGGGTGGAAAACCTGTAAGTAAAATGATAAATGAATGTATCATTGTATCTAAGGAAGTTGGTGATAAGTTTATCTTAGCTAAGAATAGAGATAGAGCTTACAAACCAAAATTAGAAATTATACATACTATTATAGATGGTATAGAAGTTGCATACCTACATGATATAATTACTGACTGGAGTGAAGGAATGAATGCTAATGGTATTGGTGTTGTAAACTCAGCACTATTAGTTGGACATGATGAGGCTGAACATAAGATTGTAAAGAAAGGTGGTAAACCTGGACCTGATGGTGATAAAATGAGAAATATCATCAAACAACCTACATTAAAAGATGCATTGAAAGCTACACTCACATACAAAGGTAAAAGTGGATTATCTCTAAAGGGACATACATTTATATCTTCCCCAAAACATATGATTAGTGTGGAAACCACATCTAAACATAAGCCTGATGTTAAATTACATAACGTAGAACATCCGGTAGTTAGAACAAATCACGGACATGTATTTACCGATGCTGGATACACACATGGTGAAAAGTATCTTTCATCTAAAATGAGAAAGATAAGTGCCGAAAAGACTGTTGAAAAGGTAACTGATTGGACTCAAATTGCACAAGCTATGAGAAAGGAGTTTTTTCCAAAAGAATCTCAATTAAATATGAGAAGACAGAGCAAAGATATGTTTACATCTTCTCAAACTATAATGAATCTTACCGATAGAATCTTAGAAATAGAATACTTTGAGGACAAAGTAGAATCTTTTGAAGGAGTTAAAAACGAATTACCAAAAGATTACCAACCAAAGATAAAAATACAGGTTAGGAAGTTACAATCCTAACTTTTCATACTATACATATTTATAGACATACATAAAAAGAATTAGTATGTCAACAGATTTCGAGTTATTTAAGGGTAAAAATTTAAGTTCCTTATTTGAAGATATTTACAACAACCAAGTATCTAAAAAACAAAAAATATCTTCTCTTATAGAGGAATTAAAGAAAATGGTAAAGCATGCCGGCGATGTAGCAACAGTTGGGCCTATATTGCATGGATTGATTGACTCATCGGTAAAGAATGATGACCAATTGGTAAAACTTGCGGCAATTGCACAAAAGATTATATCTGCAGAAAAGAAAGCAGAAGGACAAGATGGGTTTCTTACTGAATTTGAAAAAAATCAACTTCTTAGAGAATTGGAAGAAACTAAGCAAGAAGTTGAGAGAGTAGATGATTTAGAATTTGAATTAGAAGAACTTAAAAAATCAGTAAAGTAATATGGGTAATTTATTTGCAAATAGATTAGCAAATTCTAGAAGTATTAGAACTTCCGGTGTTTTAGAACTTAGTTCTGATTTAGCAGTGGTTTATGATGTCATATTGGATGAAAATCACCCTTCATTACAAAACAAATCTAATAAATCTATCTACATTGGTTCTATAAGATATAGAGATACTAATAACTCTTTTCAAAAAGATTCTGATTTGCCATTTGCATTTAATTTGCATCCAAATAGAACCGAATTACCAACTTTAAATGAAATAGTAAGAATAGTAAACAATGCTTCTGGTGTTTTTTATGAAAGAATATTTCCAAGCGAAACTCCAAATTTAAATGCAGTAGTAAATCAAATTAGCATTAAAAAAGAAGATAAAGCAGATAATAAAAATTTATCGGTATCTATTGGTGAAATAAGAAACGTACAAGAGACTGGTATTGCACAATCAAATACTGCCAAAGAAGACAAATTTAATAAATATGGTGAATACTTTACACCAACTTTGGGTATTCATAAGTTAAAATTATATGAAGGTGATTTAACAATTGAATCTCGTTTTGGACAATCAATTAGATTTTCAGGATACAATAATCCTAATAAAAGGTTTTCTCCAACAATAATAATTAGAAATGGGGAAAACGAAATTAGTAAAGCTTTACCAGGATCATCAACAACCGAAGAAGATATAAATAAAGATGGTAGTGTAATTGTTTTATCTTCTGGACAAAAACAATTAGATTTTCAACCTGGATTAGTTGATAAAAATGGAGGCTCTGATTTTGAAACTAAACCTGCGAGCTTTGATAAATTTCCTACTAAATTAGATGGTGACCAAATTGTTTTAAATTCTGGAAGAATTATTTTATCTTCTAAATCAGGAGAAATGATTTTTTATTCTAAAAAGAATTATGGTTTTATTTCAGATGGTGGGCTTTCAATTGATAATAAATTAGGAATAGATATAAGTGTTGGAGATGATATATTTGTAATGACAAATGATAGAAATATAAATTTATATACCGGAGATGGTTCAATATTTTTAGGAAATAAAGAATTAGAACCTATGGTAAAAGGACAGCAATTGGTAAATTTATTGGTTGATTTGATGGATGCGATTATAAACATGCAGTTCTTAACTCCATCCGGTCCTACTAAAATTGGTCCAGAAAATAAACCAAAATTTGATGAAATTTCTGGTAAATTAAACAACATATTAAGTAAGAAAAATCAAACATCATAAAATGGCAGAATTTTTAAACAATATAGTAAATCAAAATCCAATTAATAATATCCCTAAACCAGCGGATTTATTAGGAAAAATAGATGAACAAAAAGATAAATTTGGGAATATATTAAATTCACCTAATAGACCACAAATTCCAAATCCGGCAGATGCTTTAGGAGAATTAAGAAAAAAATTACCAGAAGAACAGGCAAAAAAAGCTTTAGATAAATTAAAAGAACTATCGCAAAAACCAAAGAAAGTTTTACAATCAGTAAAAAGACCTGCAAAAATTAAACCAAAATCTATTCCTGTTCCTAAAAAGTTTAAAAAAGCGGAAATAGAAAAATTTAAAAATTTTGGTGGAGATTTAAAATCGCAAGCGGAAGGATTAGCATCTCAAGCACAAGGATTAGCATCTCAAGCACAAGGGTTAGCATCTCAAGCGCAAGGATTAGCATCTCAAGCACAAGGAGCACTATCACAGGCACAGGGGTTAGCTTCTAATTTACAAAATAATGCTACTCAAAATATATTATCTCAAGCTCAAAACATAAAATCAAATTTAGGTAAGTAATGTCTTGGGAAATATTTAAACAAAATGTTTTTAATAAATTAAATGATGCATCCAAAGTCCCAAGTACCGATTTTGTGGCTAATGTTTATGCAACTGAATATGATGCCTGTATAAGAAGACCTGGTAGTGGTGATATTGTAAACAAAATTCCTCTCTCAAAAGGAAATGTGCAGGGAATGAAAAGTGCATTTTTACTTGCACTAAATAATGGTACAACTACACCAAACTCTTATGATTTAATTAAACAATTTGGAACAGGTGTTAAAATATATTGGACAGGAGCTAGTATGGTTGTTCCAACACCACCTCTAGTGACTGTTAAACAATTGGCAGCAGGTGCTGTTGCGAATGTTCTGGCAAATAGTAATAGTATTACTGATCCTGGTGTTTGGCAGACAAGTGGATTGCCAGTTTCACCTAACAATAATCCACTAATATTAATTAATAACTTTATTAATACGGCTAAACAACATTTATTAACTGTAAAAGGATTAGCTGTATGTACAACAACATATCAAGCGGGTATAACTCTTCCTGGACTTGCAGATTGGCAAGGATATTCTTGCGAACCCCAAACACCAGGTGGAGTAGAACAAATAGTACCGGCTACAGATACACAATTTGACCCGAATAAACCGCTTACTGCAGTTGAAATTGAATATTACAAAGAAGATATAAATGAACAATATGCGGTTGCATATCCAAAAGAAATAGAAAGTGCACCAATATATAATGGTTTAAAAACCAGAAATGCTGGAAATACTGCAAATACTTCTTTTGTTGCAAGTGGTATTGAAGCGAGAAAAGTAGCTGAAAATTATTTGGGAAGAAATATGACAGATAACGAATGGAGTAATTTGGTATCTGCAACTTATGCGGAAGCGGGTAGAAACCAAACCGAAATTGCACATGTAGTAGCTACGATTTTAAATAGAACACGAAGTAAATTTACTCCATTAGGACCGGCAAATCCGAGATACAAATTTAATACAGTAACCGATATTCTATATCAATGGAGACAATTTGAAGCAATTACAGGAAATCCATCAAATGGAAACCAACCTAGCCCTAATTTTCTTCAAGGACCGCCAAGAAGTAGTGAGGTATCTATATATGGTTCAATAAAGAATATTTTACCATCAGTAGACAAAAAAATTATTCGTTTTACATCAAATAATGATTGTTTATATGTACAATGTTCAAATGGACAGGTATTATATCAAAATGGTAGAGTTATAAAAATTGCGGGTAGAAGTTATGATTATTTATTGAATATGAGAAAAAAAGCAACATCAAAGGTAATCGGAAGTTCAATATTTTCGGATTAAACCCAAAAAAAATCTATTAAGATATTTATTTACATAACAAATAAAATAAAAAATGAATACTGATAAACTTTTAAAAGCTATTCAAATCTTAGTTCAGGAAGAAGTTAAACAACAATTACCAGCCCTAATTAAAGAGGGGGTTAAAGCCGAAATGAAAAAACTTATGGCTGAGGGAAAGGTTGTAAAATCTAAATCTGAAGGTTTAAGTATGGCTAAAGCTATTTTAGGAGATGATGAGCCTAAAGTAGAAACAAAAAAAGAAACATATAGTAAAAATCCAATGATTAACCAAATTCTTAATGAAACTAGAGCAGCCGTTGGAAACGATGGTGGTTTTAGAACTATGAGTTTTGGGCAGGGTGATATGGGTTCAATTGTAGGTAGAACAGCAATAGCTGAAAAAATGGGTTATGGTGATTTTACTAGAGGACCTCAATCAACCGGATTGGGTGTTCAAACTGGAAATGAATCATTAGATAAAGCTTTAAATAGAGATTATTCGGAGCTTGTAAAAAGATTTAAAAAATAATGGCTGTAGTTGTAGGTCAATATATCGTAACCGGACAAAATAAAACATTAAGAGATTATGCATTTGGTCTTAAATACCCATATTCTTTTTCTGAGAATGGTCTTGCATACGATAATTTAACACAACTAAAAGCTAATTTAAAAAATTTACTTTCTACTAAAAGAGGGGAAAGAATTAATAATCCTGGATTTGGTACAAATCTTCATACCTTTCTTTTTGAACAACAAAGCGATGAATTAAACGAAAAGATTTTTAGTTCAATACAAGAAACCGTAAGTTTTTGGATACCACAAGTTAGTATTGTAGAAATAGAAATGGTATCAACCGAAGAAGAAAAAGATAGAGGTATAATGGATGTTAGTATTATATTTCAATCCGATTATACAAATGAGTTATTTAATGTAGATTTTAGAGTAACAGCTTAATTATGGCGATTAATACTATAAATAAAAATTTTAAAAATAGAGGAAAGGATATCAAGTATATCAATAAAGACTTTACTGACTTTAAGAATAACTTGGTAGAATATGCAAAAACATATTTTCCTAAAACACACAATGATTTTAGTGATGCATCGCCTGGTATGATGTTTATAGAAATGGCATCTTATGTTGGAGATGTTCTTTCATATTATATAGATGATACTTTTAAGCAATCTTTACTTCTATACGCAGATGATATTCAAAGTGTTATTGCTTTATCAAAATATTTAGGATACAAGCCAAAAGTAACTTCACCTGCAACAACAAAATTATCAATATATCAACTTACACCGTCAATCGGAAGTGGGATAAACAATGAGCCAGATAGTAAATATTTTTTAAGAATTAAATCTGGAATGCAAGTTCAATCCAATAAAGGTATAACATTTGTAACTACCGATATTATTGATTTTAACGATGAAACAGATAGAGAAATTACTGTTTATCAAAGAGATAGTAATACTGGTGAACCAACATTTTATTTGATTAAAAAATATGTGGATGCTATTTCTGGACAAGAAAAAGAAAAGAGCGTAACATTTGGTTCATATTCCCCATATCAAAGTATCTTATTGCCTGAAGAAGATGTAATACAAATTACTGATTGTAGAGATTCTAATGGTAATAAATGGTACGAGGTGCCGTATTTGGCACAGGAGATGGTTTTTATTGAAGAACCTAATATTCAGGCAAAAGATCCAGATTTATATCAATTTAAATCTACAGTACCTTTTATTCTTAGAACAATAAAAACTCCAAGAAGATTTACAACAAATGTTAATCCTAATGGTTCTACTATAATCCAATTTGGAGCAGGAGACCCAACAGCATCCGATGAATTGTTAATACCAAATCTTAAAAATGTTGGATTAGGATTACCAAATTCAATCAGCCGTTTAGAAGAATCATTTGACCCAACAAATTTCTTAAAAACAAAAACATATGGTACTTCTCCATCAAATACAACAATGACTGTAAAGTATTTAACTGGTGGGGGTACAACATCTAATGCGGAAGTTAATAGTATTAATATAATTAATAGAATTGAGTTTGATGAAGATATAACATCTCTTAATAATAATGAATTATCATTGTATATTAAGATGAAAAATTCAGTAGCAGTAGATAATGATATTCCTGCAACTGGAGGAAAAAGTGGTGAAACTATTGAAGAAATAAGACAAAATGCTTTAGCAAATTTTGCTTCTCAAAATAGAGCTGTAACTGCAAAAGATTATCAAGTAAGAGTTTTATCTATGCCAGCTAAATTTGGTTCAGTTGCAAAAGCATATGCAACTGCAGATGGTACATTAGATAATAATTCACCATCATCAATATTAGCATCTCCAAAAGCATTACAAGAATTTACCGATTTGGTAATGAATTTTGTAAACAAACCTGATAGTGAAGAATTGAACGAAGCTGCTATTAAAGAAAATATAACAAAATTTTTGATTGGTAAAACATCAAATGAAAATGAAAAGAATAATCCATTTGCAATAAATCTATATTTGTTGACTTACGATTCAAATGGACATTTAACTGGAATTAATAATAATAGAGCTCTAAAAGAGAATGTAAAAACATATTTGAACGAATATAAAATGCTTACCGATGGTATAAACATTTTAGATGGGTTTGTTATTAACATTGGTATAGATTTTGAAATTATTTGTTATCCAAATTATAATAAAAGCGAAATTTTGATTAAATGTATTAATGAACTTAAAGATTATTTTTTAATTGATAATTGGACATTTAATCAGACTATTAACTTAAGTGAGATAGAACTTTTACTTGCAAATGTTGAAGGGGTTTCCTCAGTTCCATTTTGTAAAGTAACAAATAAATGTGGTGGTTTATATACACCAAATTCTTATAATATTGATGCAGCAACTAAAGATAAAATTGTATATCCTTCTTTAGACCCATCGGTTTTTGAAATTAAGTTTCCAGATAAAGACATTAAAGGTAGAGTAAGATAATGGCATACTATTTTTTAACAGCATCAAAAGATGCATCGGTATATCTTCAACAACCAAATCAAAATACTGGTTTGGATGAGATATTAGAAATTAGTAAAGTGTACTATGGGAATATAAAAGATATTTCAAGAGCACTTTTAAAATTTGAAAATGGATATGTATCTAAATCTTTATCAAACGGTTCAATGAAATTAAGTGAAGCAACTTTGATATTAAGAGAAACCGAATCAGAAGAAATACCATTGGAATATACTTTATATGCATACCCTATTTCTCAAAGTTGGCAAATGGGTGTGGGAACTAGATTTGATGCTGTAACAACTCAAGGTGTAACATGGAATTATAGAGAGGGTGATTCAAACTTAGATTGGTTACCTATCGGTTCTTTTACAGGAAACTCCACCGGTTCAGCTCAAGGACAGGGTGGTGTATGGTATTCAACTCCTTCATCTAATCAATCTTTTAATTATACAACCGCGGACATTTATATGGATGTTACTTCTTTGATTAGAGCCTGGAATAGTGGTTCTATTAAAAATGAAGGAATTATTATTAAACATTCATCTGAAGTAGAAAATGATACCGAAGATTATGGTATTGTAAAAGTTTTTAGTAAAGAAACTAATACCATCTATCAACCTAAAATTAGAATAGGTTGGGATGACCAATCGTTTGAAACAGGCTCACTTTCAGAATTAACTGCGGAAGATATTTTTGTAAATGTAAAGAATTTTAAAAAAGAATATAAATTAGGAACTACTCCTAAAATAAGAGTTTTTGGTAGAGAATTATATCCTGTAAAAACTTTTACTAATCAATTTGCATATACTAATATAAAATATTTACCAAAATCTTCATATTATCAAATTAAAGATTTTCATTCGGATGATGTAATCGTTCCATTTAGTGATTTTTCAAAATTAAGTTGCGATGAAAATGGAAATTATTTTAAACTTAATTTGTCCAATTGGGAGCCAAATAGAGTTTATAAAATTGAATTTAAGATAGATAAAGGTGATGGTGATGTTCAATATTTTGATGAAGATGTAACATTTACTGTGCAAAAAGATTAATATGATATTCAGCGGTCTTAAAAACGAAAAGAAAGTAAGTGAATTATTACTGAGTGGTTCTTTGGCTATAAAAACAAAGAACGAATCGGGTATTCATTTATTTGAAGAAAAAAACGCGGAAGCTGGTATCATTTCTGGTAAATTAAAAAATGCCAAATATGATGAAAATGAAGTTCTAAAATCAATAGATACAACCATTATTGAGTTACTACCAATAGCCCCTCCACCATTAGATGATACTGTTCCTAGACCAATATATAATGAAGCAACACAATCAATAATAGATTTAACTGAAGAAGTTACTAGATTAAATGAGCAGGTATTAGATTTGACGGCAAAAGTTACTGAATTAGAAATAGTTTCTGAAAGTCTTAGAGTTGAGGTGGATGCACAATCTATTTATACAGCTGAAGCACAAAATAACGCATCTCAGGTTGGATTAAAAATACAAACATCGGTTGTAGACCTTTCAAACGCAATTCAAAAAGCAACATTAGAAGCGATACAAAGAGTTTCTTTATCATCTAGGATTGCTTCATTGGAAGAACAAAATAGACAATACAAAGAAATACTTGATGGTAAAGATGCTAAATTGGCAGAAGGTTCAAAAGTAGGTATGGATATTTCATTGAAGGTTCTTAAAAAAGGACAAGAAGGTGGAGAAGACATATTATTTAATTCAAGAGCAAGTGCAAAAGGTGAAGTTACATGGATTAATGGTCCGGATATTGAAGTTTACAACTTCGGCTCAGAAGCAGTTGATGTATCATTTGAATCAACTGGAGAAACCGGTGATACGATACAAAAAGTAGCTAATATAACATTAGAGTCTAAAGCAAAGAAAACAATAGTACTTTCGCAAAATAAAGGAGCAGTTAAAGATAAAGTTCCAGCAAACGCAGTTGGAACGAGTAGAGATAAACTATATAGAGGTTCTTTTATAGCAAAAACAAAATCATCTACAGTAACACTAACCGTTGGATTGCAAAAACAAAGAGGTAATAAATTTGAAGGATAATGGCAATAAAAACATTTAAAGATATTATTGATAACCAAGGGTATAGAATAAATGCTCAAGATAGAAAAATATTTGAAGATTCGGATATTCAATCGTTTTTTGGTATTAGTTCAAATGATTTAATTGAATTTGTTCTTTATGACGTGAATGATAATCAACTTCCACAGAAAAACTTTGGATTGGTAAGATATATTCCTCTAACATCTGAGAATATTAAAGATTATTTTTTAATTGCAGAAGGAACTCTTTTTCAAAAATATAAATTTCCATCTGAATATTTTGTTGATGTAAATAGACTAATTAAAGAAGCGGGATATGATGCTGGTATATTTAAAACTCAAATTACACTTCTTAATAAAAGATTAGGTAGTGAAAACCAATTTGACAAAGTTTGGATTCAAGAAATATCACCATCTAGAACGGAAATAAGAGTTCTACCTCATAAAAAAGGATTAGAACTTTATCCTGAAATTGCACAAAAATATAATGCATTTGTAAATGATCTAGATTTTAGAGATGATACGATTAGAT